GCGCACGCTCAGTTTGAAACCATTCACCCATTTTTAGATGGCAATGGTCGTATTGGTCGTCTGCTGATTGCAGCGCTGATGGAACACTTTGGTTTGCTGCCAGAGCCACTCATGTATTTAAGTGCCTACCTCAAACAGCACCAAGCCGAGTACTACCGTTTACTAAGTGCTATTCGAAATGAAGGTGACTGGGAGTCGTGGGTCAGCTTCTTTTTAGAAGGCGTTGCCGAAGCAGCCACTGCCGCTGAAAAGGGCATTACCGAAGTCGCCGCCAGGGTGGCGGCCGATCGGCGTTTATTGCTGGCTTCGCAACAAGCGAGTCCTGCGAGTTTGCGCCTCTTTGAATTGCTGCCCATGATGCCGCGCTTCACGATTGATCGCATCAAGCTCGAACTTAACACCAGCTTTCCTACTGCCAATGCCGCAGCAAAGACCTTAGAAGAATTGGGCATTGTGACCGAAGTAACGGGCCAAGTGCGCAATCGCAGCTTTAGTTACCAAGCCTACATTGAGTTGATCTCAAAGTAACAGTGATGCCTAGCCCCATCAATACAGCAATGCATTGGTAAGGGCTAGGCATCCGGTCAAACGCTTAAATACCCATATTCGATAAATGCTCGGTAATGCGCTCAATCGGTTTACTCGAATTCACCACGGGCATACCTAAAGTCGATGTGCGTGATCGTATCGGCTGAGTACTAGCGCTATTAGTGCGCTTGGCTTTGGGTGGGGTCGCCTTTTCAATTGCATCGTAGATATATTCCAAAACACCTTGCCATTCATCCGGTCGATTGTTTTGTACAAAAGCGTGCATATAAAACGGATTAGTCATGTAGCGGTCAAAGCAATTTACTTTTTCTAAATGATCTACTTCACTCTCACGGCTGTTTAAAAACCGCAGCATCTCTAATTTAGCCTCCGTTACCAAGGCCGCCTGCTGTTTTTCTGTAGCGGCTTTTTTACTCTCAGGCGTAGGTTCTTCTTCGGCTTGCTCTGCCGTGCCTTGCAAGTGCGCTACCAGCGCCTGCAGTTGGGCTAATTGGGTCTCTAAAGCGCGCTTTTCCTGTAAGAGGCGCTGCACTCGCCCCTTACCGCGCTTTGACCGAATCTCACCATGCTCCTCTTCCGTTTCGACCGGACCTAAAACCCGCGCAATGCACTCTTCACCGCTTTCATGAAGAGGTTCGCTCTCAAGCAAGATGGCATTGACCGTTTGGCTTGGTGAGGGCAGCATTGCATTCAGATTACGTACTGCGCTTGAGTCGATCTTTGAGTCGCTGCCTGAGAGGATGTCTGACTCCATATTTAACAATGCGGATAGCGCTTCAGGTATGTGTCCAGGTAGATTCGCTACGCCCCGATCAAAGACGCTTACTTGCACAGCGCTAGGCTTATCGCCTAAATCGTCTAAGAGGGCATGCATGCTGCTTTTACGGGGCGCTCCTTGAGTAAGCTCTTCCTTTAACGCTTGCTTTGCTTCTTGCTCTTCTTTAGCGCGCGCGAGTTCAAGCTTGCGTGCCTCTTTAGCTGCTTGGCGCTTTTCCTCATCTGCTTTTGCGCGTGCCGCGTTGGCTGCAGCCTGTTCGGCAATCTGCTTAGCCGCTGCCTCATTTTTAAGCGCATTCTCCTGTGCTGCCAATCGTTTAGCCTCTTGTTTGGCGGCTAGTGCGCGGCGACCTTCTTCGCGAACGCGCTGTAACTCGGTCTGGGCTTCCTTTGCTTCGCGCGCCTCTTGGGCGATCACTTCCCTCTCTTTCTGCTCTTGCTTGCGCTGTTTAGCCTCCTCGCGCTCGGCTTCACGCATCAGCGCGCCACCATCGGTTAATACTTCGGAATTAAAGTTCTTTACTTCGTGCACCATGGTTTACCTCCTTATGTAACTGGTTCTGGCCATAGCCCAAACTATCGCGAATGCTTTGTGCGCTAGGTTGGAAATTACCGTTATTTTTATTGCTAGCAACATCGGTCTGTTTTTCAATGCTCGGTATAAATAGATTGGAATCGATACGGTCGTCATACCGCAAGAGGGTCTCCTGTAGGAGATTACGGATATGGCTGTAGTCCATGCCCTGCGCTTGTAAGTTTTGCATCTGAATGCATAGGCTATTCACTACTGGCAATACGTTTAACCACCCTTCACTGGACTCAATTCCGTCAGGCGCACCGGTGGTTCCTGCCCGAATGCGTAAATCAACTAAATCAAAAATGCGATCTTTGCTAAGGGATGGCCAGTCAAAGAATTTATCCTTACTCCTATGGCGTGCTGAACCCATATACCGGGCTACTTGCTTAGGGGTGAGCTCTTGCAACAGAATTTGCGCGCTGTACTGTGCGATTTCTTGTAACCAATCTTCAATCTGGTCTTTAAACTCAAATACCCTGCCCGATAAGGCCCGCTGCAGTATGGTGGCTTCGGTTGCGGTCTTAGGCCGCACTACTGTTGAACGCGCCGCATCTTGTAAGCCTGTAACTTGCTCCCAATCGTGGCGTACCGCGCTGGTGTCATACACCAGTGGATCAATCTTGGGATGGCCCCTAGGCACAATCACTTGATTAAGGGGCTTGCCTTCGGTATCGACAATGGTGATCTCCCCAAAGCGCGAGTCCGCATGGCGTTTAATGGTCTTTTCATTAATGTCGCTGGAGGCTACCCAGCCTGGTATGCATAAATCCCGGTGCTGATTAAAGCGGTCTCGTGCTTCGTTGTGCTCGTCTTGCAAGCGTTCCGTAAGGTCTACTAAGCTAGGGCCCACAAAAGAACCATCAACCACTTGGTAGGGTAATAAGAAAAACGGATACCAGCGCTCGCCTGCCCGCGGCGGCGCATAGGGTTCGCGTAACCACCCCAAAGCACCTTCCGCCATCGTATAGACCCGCTGGGTCGATCGATCCCATATCTCGAGAACGGCAATTTGCTGATCATCACTGACTGGCAATGCCCCGGAATCAAGGTGCATCGAAGCCAAGCGCCGACTATAGGAATGCACCAGCTCATTCTGACTTGGCTGATATAGCCGTGCTTGCGCGAGGTTCTTTTTGTAGAGCGCCTCTGCCTGCGCCCGCTTCATCGGAATGACCTGGCAGATCCAATCGGCATCGACGTAATCCCAAAACTCGCAAATCGAAGGGTCGATAAGCAGGTTTTCTGTTAAGACGCGATCAATCACCAAACCTTCAGATGATTTAACCTCGGCCTCTTCTTGCAGGGATAAAAGCAATTGCTCCAGCTCGGCCTTCTTAGCAGCGCGCTCGGTTTGTCCATTCTGAGCATCCCCATCTGCATCGGCAGATGACAGGGCCTTTTCTAAATCGGCAATGGCCAGAAGGTTCTCTTGGGCATCGTTGATGCGCCCCTGAATGTAGGCATCTTCACTGGCATCACGCTGATACATCACTTTTAGAATGCCAAAACTGCAAGTTAAGGCAGCGCGTACAGTGGATTTGGCTCTATTTTTAAGCTGGGCACGCTCAAGCGAGCGATTGGTAACTTTCTCTAGAGTCTTGCAAAAGAGCTTGATATCAGCGCCCGCATGCACTGCAGTGGTGGAGATTTCTGGATTGCGTGCATAGACGTTTGGCAATACAGCCGAGATCGTTCCATGGATTAAATTAGCCCGCAGGCTATAAAAGTCTTTACTGGTGGGGTCGGCATTCCAATCAAAGCCGGCTACCGTATTGCGGTTGTGTCGTACCCGCTTATGAAAGCTTCCCCAGTGCGCACGGGCATGGGCAATGCGGGCAATCCATTTTTGTTGAAGCGCTTGATTTTCATTTGAGGGCATGCCTCATTTATATAATCAGAATACCCGCACTCTGAACTTATCTGGGATTTATCTTTTACGTACCTTGCTTAGAAATCTAGTTTTAGTAGTTACGCGCTCAAAACACATTTAATGAAGGGGATGAATTTAATTAGATTAAATGGATAGTTTGTTCAACACATCCAAGAAGGCCATCGATTTAATCAGGGCAGTTTTACCACTGGAATTGGCTCCAATCACTGCCTTTATCTTCGTGGTATTTTCGCAAACAGGCACTATGCGTATTCAAAGGTTAGAGAAATAGCGCAATTCATCCTCCGCCTAAACGCGAAGGATTTCTTGCTTTAATTTTTGTTAAAGAAATCCAGGATTATTTTGGATGAGGTTTCATTTTGATATTTAACTAGTCCACCCGACGCGCACGCATCACCCCATAGCGCGTGGCATCCCACGCATGGTCTTCTGCATCGGTATCCACGTCTTCTGGATTGAGTGCATCGGGTGGCAATTGTGGAACAGTTCTAATCCAGTGTTTGCAGGAGCTAAATACTTTGAGTCTTTCTTCTGCAAGCAGGCGAATGATTTCTTGAGCACCATTGACCCTGCTTCTAGGAGCGTTATAGGCCTCTGTCCATTTAACACCTTTATCTCTAAAGATTTGACCGATAGACCTCTCGGCCCCTATTTTTGAGAAGATGGATGGATCGGCTAGGTTCATGCGGTATTCATAGCCAAGGCGTTGGTCATGTATTTCGATCTTTTTGATCTTCTCGGCTACTACCGTTGCATCTTCTCTGGTGCCGGTGTTTTCTTTATCGCCATATCCATAGAGCTCTCTCCACAGGTAATAGATTCCGTCATTGGATAAGGCAAACCAGTAGACGGCATACGGTCTGGCATAACCCCAATCCATTGAGCGCCATACCTTCCATGTTGGTGGAATTGCGAAGGGTTCTATAACGTGTTTAGAAGGCTGCCATACGCCTTCAAGGAAACTTCCTACGTGGATATCCCAATCACCTTCTAGCCAGGCTCTGCGCCTGTTTGGGTCGCTTAGCGACTCTAGGCTCATGAGGTAGTTGGGATCATTCCTTAGTAGGTGGGTATTCTCATAAATCGTCGAATGAATTCTCACCCTGGGTAACGCGCCCTCTTGTCGAATAATTTGACCAGCAGGAATAGCTCCAATCTGAAATCTTTCTTTTACAGACGCATGCCCTACTCCAAATGGATTGCATGTTGCTCTCACCATTCTAGGCATACCAGGGTGCGATGACCTGCAAGTGGAAAGCATTGCTTCGTAAAATGATAGGTTGCGCCAGTTGGTTAATTCTTCGAACGCTATCCAGGGATACTCGTGACCGTGGTAATTCCAGTAGTCGTCCTCATTGGCACCATAGCGGAAATACAGCATCTCTCCAGTGGGCCACTTCCATACGTAGTCAGATTCATTAAACTTGGCTCCCGGAAAGATTTGATAGAACCAGCGCTTACTCTTAGCTACTACGTCAGCTAGTTGCGGATAAGTTAGACGAAAGAGTGTGCCACGCCAATGGTCACCAAAGCCTCTACCTACGTGCTGTGCAAAACTCATCAGCAAGGTATCGGTCTTACCCCCTCCTCTAGTACCTTCAAGCAATACCTCATACACAGGGCAACTCAGAAACAAAGTCTGACTACCAGGCAGAGGGGTCCAGATGGTTTTCATGAACAGCGTAAGCGCATTAATGCACAGCTTGGGCTGCCTTCTCCCATTCTTCCAAACTTAACAAGCTTGGCACAACCAAGACCCCGCTTTGGAGTGGCGCGCCATCCTTACCCGTGTGCTCGATGGCCGATAGGCGTGCGTGCATATAAGGCGCTGCATGCCTGCCTACTGCAGCAGCCATATTGAGAAGCTTAATCCGGCCCTCATTGACAAGAGCATCACCAAAAAGGTCGCCCACTTGCTGGCCATCGAGCGTGCACTTATCCGCCTCCTCATACAGCTCATGCATCACTTTAAGCATGATCTCCAAAGGAGTAATGGTTTTTGCAGGAAGGCCTCCTGCAACAAGCTTGCTTGCTTGCTGAGTACTGAGCTCTTGCGCTTTTGCATAAGAAGGCTTTCTGACCCTTTTGGGCTTATTCACCGTCATTGGTAGCCTCGCTCCGCTTGATGATGGTTAAGAGGTGAGGTTGCAAAGTCACAGTATCTCCACGGGGTTTTTTAAATTGAATGACCACCCGCTGAAACATGTCCTTACGGCTTTGCGCACCACAGTGTTTGGTCACAATGCCAATACGTCCTGTAGGGGTTTTAACAATCGTACCAATTGGACAGTCATCCATATCTAAACGCACCACTACACCTAGTAAAGGGTCTTCAGTTCGCATGAGATAAGCCCTTAGAAAGAGGTCTAAATGCGGCAGAAAGAACCCCTGCCATGTTGCGCCCTTGATAAGCCTTGCTAGGCTGCCTCACCTTATCTAAGTACGTAAAAATTCGTGCTTTGTAAGCCTCATAAGCCTCACCAGGTACCGCCTTAATACCAAGCTCTTGTCCTTTTGCTTGCGTGCCTTCAGTGGTTTTCCACCACGCTTTTTCTGGTGAATGCGCTTGTTGGTTTTTTAGGTCTTCTGCTTGCAAGATCGCCAATATCAAGCCTGCATTGATAGGGGTTTTTAGAGCATGTTTTTTACGAGCGTCTTTAGCACTAGCAATGGCTGATATGACTTGCGCCTCGTTTACTCCGAGATTGAGCATCTCCCGTATTCGCCAATCATCTTGCAAGATTGGTTTTCTGACTTCTCGGTTGATCAAGACAGCGATCTGCACAGACAGATTTTGTGTCCTTGCTAGCGCTAAAGGGGCAGTTAAGGCATTAGTCGGCATGATTTTTTTTCCATTGCATTGGGGTGGCGTGAGAGATCGAGAAATTATTTCAAGATTTTCAGCACCATTGTTTTGATGTTTGTCTGGTGTATGGAGAATGGTGTTTGGTATTTGGTGTCTGGTGTCTGGTGTCTGGTGAGCAATGCGTTCGCATACCAAATTTTGGTCTGTTTTAAGCTGTTTTTGTAGCACAGAAGAAGCTTCCCAACGCAGTTCAGCGCTCCGCCTGGCCTTGTTTTGCCTATCTTTATAGCGGGCGATTTCCTTCTCGCAGCGGGCTTGCTTCCAACCCACATCTGTGAGCGTAAAAAATTCATTTAAAATTCTCACAACAGCATTTTTTTCTTCTTTTTTGTTGGCCATAACCAATCTTTGCAGAACTTTTAGATCTCTTGGAAGAGGTTTTTCAGTAGCGTAGTACTTCTGTAAAAGGCGTCTATAAGCTGCATCTTCCACGAAAGTGAGATGCGAGCTAGCTTGCGAGTAATCGCCAATATGATGCTCGTAGTAATTCATATAAAACAATCTCCATAGATGTATTGATTAAGTGATGTCTTTACGACAGCCAAGAATCTAACCATCTCTGAGCGCATAGTCAAATCGTTTTTTTCTGGGATTTATTTTTAAATAACAAAACTACTATTTGCTGTCTGTTTCTTCAATGCAATGGCTATGGGCGTAATAGGTGCATATAGCTCCTAATGACTCCACAGGTGTCCATTAGATGAGATCTTGTAAGTAATTTCTTACAACTCTTTAAGCCTTTGCCCAATTACGTTAGAGGGTTTCTTACATGAAAATAAAATTCAAGAAAAAAACAGGAGGGAGTAAACACATTGAACTGACTTAACTATGGTTGACTAATAAAAATTGATTGGTTACATTGCGTTTCTGCATTAACAAAATGACGCGATAGCAGAGTCAATAGAACCTTATAGGAGATGTAATCACATGGTAGCAATTCGTTTGTATAGCTTGTATCGATCTTATGGATACACCAAAATAAGTTCCCTGAAAAGGGCCTTTCAGATGTATCAAAACAAAACTAATCACACCCACTAAGGAGAGGTAAATGAAAAGTCATTACCCACAAACTGACCTTATGAAATTACTGCGTATCCCAGAAATCTTAGAGATATTGACCATCTCTAAGTCCAAGTTTTGGCTGATGGTTAAAAACGGAGAGTTCCCAAAGCCCATCAAGATAGGTAGATCGTCTTGCTGGACCCTTGGACAGGTCTATCACTATCTAGATCAGAAGATTAAGGAAGCGGTTGCTAGAGATCAGCAGCGCCTTCTGAGCTGCAAAGTATGAGGTGAACCAATACATGAACCAATACATGAACCAATACATGAACTAGTTCATTTTTAATTGATTAATTTGAAGTGTTTAAATAAGGGAAAAAAGATGCCTACTGAAGAAGTGGATCAGAAATACGTTGTAGATATATTTAGCAAGACTAGCCCTATAGATGTTGACCCTTGGACCAGAGTTGATCACTTTTCTAGTCTTAACCAGGCCACAGCATTTTGTAAAATCGTGGTGGATAGCTTTTTGAATGATTTATTTGACTTAGAGGTCAATCCCCATGAAATACACCGGCGATATATGATTTATGGGGATGTACCTAGCATCAATGGCACCGAGGACCTAAGTCTGTTTGATGCCTATGAATACGCCCATAAACGGGTTTTTAATCTGGAAGCAGAGGAAGCTGACGAAGCAGAGGAAGCTGACGAAAAGCCTTAGTCGTCGATAGGCTTACGTTGGTAAGCCTGGGTGACGCTGCCAGTCGGTTTTGGAGACTGGTAGCGTTGATTGCGAGATTGCTCTAACGCAGCAGCTTCAAAGTCTTTCTGGGCTTGAGCTTTAGCCTCTAGTTGAGTCTTGAGCTCTGAAGCACGTAGTAGCTGCTTGCTTTTGAGTAAGTCTGAAATAGTTAATTTGGTCATAGAACAGTGATAACAGCTTAGATATTCATTTTAGCTGTTATCACTCCCTTGCTGGCCTTGCTGCCATTGCTAGCTATGGCTTTTGGGACTCCGTCTTTGCGCATTACGGCCTTGGGCTACTTTCTTATGCAAATTAACAGCAAATAGACAGGTTCTGCCTGGGTATTAAAGTGAACCACTGTTCTAAGAGCCAAGTACATCACCGCATCACCAAGCCAGGGGTTAGCCTGCGCACGTCCTCCTAACTCGATCATAAAGGCCTTTACTGCTAATTTACCTGCCTAGGTAAATACAAGCCCTTGTAAAACCCAAGAACAGATTAGGGGACAGAGCTCATGGGGTGAGCCATAAATATGGGATAGTATTAAAAAGTTACAAAAGTAACAAGCGTTCACCCACCCAACTTAACCAATGGCAAACACAGAAAAGCCTTGCCCCTTCTGCACTCTCCCCCCTGAGCGCATCATTGACTCCAATGACTTGGGGGTCAGTATTCGGGATGGCTTTCCTGTTTCACCTGGGCATACCTTAGTTATTCCTAAAAGACATATTGGTTCTTGGTTTGCCATTAGCAATGAAGAGCAGCTAGCCCTCCTAGACCTTCTAGGAAGAGCTAAAGCAACCCTACAGGAAGAGTTCAATCCTGATGGATACAACATTGGCATCAATGATGGGCCCATAGCAGGGCAAACAGTACCTCACCTACACCTACACCTCATCCCCAGATACAAAGGCGACCAAGAAGACCCTAGAGGCGGTGTGAGGTGGGTTATTCCAGGGAAGGCTAAGTACTGGGGATGA